GTTAATAGTAGGTTAACCAAATAAAAAACAAAAGAGTTATGCCATTTTATAGAGGAACGACTCCCGATGGTTCAGATATGGAAGAAGTGGAAGGTATGTATATCAATCCTAAAAACCCTAATGAATGGAGTAATATGCCATATCCAATAGGTGCTTCTAAGACATTTAAACCATGTACAAAACATGAATATATAGAGTGGAAAGGAGAACTTAAAAACGGAGTTCAAATGAATGATTGGATTTGTAGAAAATGTAGTAAACATTTAATTTAAAACCTTAAACAATGAGTAAACTAGATAAGTTAATAGAATGGATGGAAGAACAAGATAAGATACCATACATATCCTACAAAGACGCAATTTTAAAAGCCAAACAACTCCAAAAAGAAGAACCTAAGACATATACTCAAGAACTAGAAGAAGAAAATAAATACTTAAAAGCTGAATTTGAAGCTAATAAGGATAAGGTATTTACACAAGAGGACTTAGACGCAGCTTATCAAAAGGGAAAAGATTCATTTATGGAAGGAGCAATTCTAATAGGCGAACCATTTAGAACTAAATAACCCACCTAAAAACAGTTTAATATGAAAAAAATAATTTTAGCTTTTATACTTTTAGCTTCTCTAAAAAGTAACGCACAAGTATCTGTCAATTTAACGGCAGGAAAAACAAGTTTCAGCCCTGTATTACAAGGAGAAGTTCAATACGGAACAAACTGGATTATACAAGGAGTTTTGAGTTCACATTTGGATAGGGAAGACCCTGCCTTTATTGGGGTTAGATATGGGTATAATTTTCAACTGAACAATTACAAAGAGTTTAATGTTCAACCTTTATTTGGCTTACACTATGTTTGGGTAACCTTTCACAACACACCGTTAAACTATTATGATTTTGGGTTTGGGGCGGCTTTAACATATAAACATTTTAAATTTGAAATGTACAATATTGACAAATACGCTTTTGTTGGTGTTGGTATAACTGGATTAACTTTAAAATAATTTATGAAATACAGTATTATAATCTTGTTTTTTATATCAATTCATGGAATATGTCAATGCCCACCACAAGGGGATGATAAGAATCCTAATATAATAAAGGCTGATTTATTGAAGAATAGGTATTGTTTTGTTGCTAAAAATAAGGCGAATCCTCATAACTTTTCAGATTTAGTTAAAGATAAAATACAAGATACCTCTTTAATTTATATTGATGCTTATATAACTTCAATAAAGATTAGCGGTACAGAGAGCTGCGAGTGCCATCAAGACGATAAGTCAATGCTAGACTACCATATCTACATTGCTGATAAGAACACGACAGATAAGTCTAAGAATCAGATTGTAGAAGTATCCAGGTATTCTAGGTTATTTAATCGTTCATTAACGTATGATTATGTAAATTCTCTTGTAGGACATAAAGTTAGAATATATGGATATACGTTTATGGATGAGGAGCATAAATCTGCAATCGGCTCATGGAGAGCAGGCATACAAGAAATACACCCAGTTTTTTGGATAGATAAAATAGATTAGTATTCAAAATGATACCTGTAGTATACATGGATGATACCTGTAGTATCACCCAGCTGACCAAATTTCATCATAAGTATCTGATAAACAAGTACTTAATTTTTTTCTCTATATATAAGGAGTATATATTTTTTAAAAAAAATGCTGATAATTGGTTTGTTTAATAACATATTTGATTATCTTTGTTAAAATTATCACACATGACACGAAGGGTTTATTTCAATACAGAACAAACTACTACCGTTGTAAGGAAGGGGTATATAGAAATAGATGAAGACTTTACTCAGGTATACGAATCATTCAGCTACATAGCGATAAAGATACATAGTGGGAATAGTTGGAAGCTATTGTTTTGGATGCTTTCAAATTCTAGCCAAGAGAACGGAATACAAGTAAGCAATCGTTCATTTGAAAAGTTTAATAAGTTTATACAAGATAGTGGTGCTGATGTTGTTTCTAAGCCAACTTATTACAGATGCATAAAAGAGCTTGTTGAATCAGGTGCTATAACTCAGGTAGGTAAAGGACACTATTATATGAATCCTTACGCCTTCTGGAAGGAAGATAAGAGCAAAAGAATAAATTTTATAACAGACGAATTAAAGGATGGAAGCTCTCTTTCTTTTAATCCATCTAAGAAAATATGTATATAAGAAATAATTAAACTGTGCTAATACAATTGACCTTGTAGCTTTGCCTCAAGCTTGGTTTAGACATAGCATTTCTGATTAACAGGTTAACACAGGGACTTCTCATACTGTTTAAGATTTGCAGGGGCGTTTAAAGTTGTACGAGAACAACCTATTTTTTATCAGCAAAAAAAAGCGCATGAATTTAAGACAATTAATTTGCCACCACAAATACAGGTTCAATGGAAGTATCTGGAAATGTGTAAAGTGTAAAAAGGAAAAGATAGGTTACAGACCTGTTTATTGGAACATGCTACAAAAAGCATACTTAGAAGATACCATCAGCATGCTTTCAGAAGAAAGAATATTTCTTTACGATATAGAGTATAAGAATCAGCGTTCTGCTTATTTGCTGATGTTGCTATCTCTTATAGCTATTACAACTTTTTTTTATTTTTTAATCAAACACATATAACAATGAAAAAAACACTTACAATGGTTGCCCTAGTAATTGCACTAGGTTCATCAGCACAAAAGGTTACAGACACTTTGCTGATAAAGATTGACACGGTTTCTTATCAATATGTAAGAAATATGATAATTGAAAACGTTATAAAGTATGACGAAAAAAGAAATCCAACGTTATCAAGTATTACTCTTGTTAATGGAATACTATCTCACCTTTCAAACTATGTATTCCTTCAACCGGCAGATAAACCAAAAGAACAAATAAAAACAAAAAATTAATGAAAGTAGTATTTAAAGAACCTGAATTACAAAGCAGGTTTGAGAAAGCTGTAGATATGCATGAATCGTTCAGAAAGGCGGTTTCTGTCGAGGTTAACCTATCAGATGCCACATCTATACTATCATCAATAGAAACGCTCATAAACAGCCTCTCAACGGGCGCTACGGCTAAAGCTATGTTTGACTACCTCTTAGCCAAGAATATGGCTCAAAAAGTTATCGGAATAAAAGACGAGACTTTAGGTGCAAATGAAAAGAAAGCTTTATTAACTGCTGAGGTTGGAGATATTATGTTTTATGATAAACTATCAGAGTATTTAATCAGAGAAGCTCACTACAAGTTAGACAGTCTTCGTTCAGCACTATCTTATTTAAAATCAGAAGTACAAAATTTAAACTAATGGAAAAGCAAAAACAAATCTTTGCCGGAAGCGGAAAGAAACAAAACGACACATGGTTAAAAGTAAACCTAAACTTTACAGAGTTAGAAAAACATGCTGAAGAGTATATGGGTAAAAAGTATGTAAAGGTTAATATCAATATTGGCAAGCCTGATAAGTTTCAGAAAGACGTTCAGGTTACCATAGATACCTGGAAACCGACTGAGAAATCAGCACCTGCTAAAACCTTTGCTAAGGATGACGATTCATTACCGTTTTAGTTTGCATGAATTTTAAATTAAAATTATCGTTATATGCGTTTACATATAATTGGCTATCATATAGTTATTTTATATCTAAAAACATATAATGTCAAGTATCTTGTTCAATTTACTTGACTGTTCACGTTCCATGAACTAACTAAAATAATGAACGCTAACATTTATTTTGTTATTGTGCAATTTCTTGTTATAAAAATTAAGGGTATAATCTGACTAATGTTATAACATAGTAAAGTTATAACCTGAGGAAATTACACTTTGGAATAAAAAAAAGTCGCTAGTAGCTTCAAGTAAAGCCCTTGATTGTATCAGGGAGATTGTAGGTATCGAACCCTACCTAGCGAACAACTGATTAGCCAGACAGTATAATGAAGGCTACCCCGTCACAAACAAAATTATAAACAATGGGTTGTTATATAACAAATTTGTGGCGGTAACTTATTACCTATTGTATGTGGGGCTATAATGCGCATACTAACCCATCACGTATTGAATCAGATTGAGTAAAATGGAGCGTGGTGGGATATTGCTGATTGGTGTAATGGTAGCACAAATGCTTTTGGCGCATTCAGTTTAGGTTCGACCCCTAAATCAGCATCTAAATAAAAACATATGACACAAGAAGAAAAAAAATCAGTAGAAAAAATTACTCGATTAGAAGTTATTAACCACGCCACAAGAGATAAGGAAATGGGATTTGGAAGAATACTTACTCTCTACAAAGAATTGGGCGACTTTGGTTCAATAGAATTTTCTTATCAAGATGGAGGACAAACACTTAAAATATTTTTAAACCCATGAAGTACTCAAACTCATTTCATTACGACTTAGAATTTGGAGAAGTGGCTGAGACCTGGGTAAACGATTTGTTTTCAGCAGGGCTTAAAGTAGAAGTAAAGTGCGACAAAGCTGCTCATAAAACAGGTAACCTTTATATTGAAATTTATTATAGAGGAGAAAAGTCTGGCATATCTACTACACAAGCTGATTATTGGATATTCAGAATAGACGCATTAGATTCAGCAATTATCGTATCTAGAAAAAGATTAAAAGAATTGGTTAGAAAATATTATAATGGTAACTTTATAAAAGGAGGAGACTGCGATACGTCTCTTGGTGTGTTAATACCCATTAAAGAAATGTTTTCATAATGCAAACCACGGAGATATACGGAATACATTGTACCTACCCTGATGCACCAAGTATCAGACTAATAGATGGTAGCGATACAAGTACTAAGAAACAGAAATTCAAAAGAACTGAAATACTTGACTCATTCTACGAGCTAGACATTGATGAAGAAGGAAACGCCCAATACACAGAAGAACAAATAAACTTTATTAAAAGAGAGTTTGAAAGGTGTAGAGATGGTTATTGGTTTATGAATAACGGTGGTGCCACCTACATAACTGGCGACCATTATTTCTACTTAAATTATTGGACATTAGAATCAGGTATACAGCCTGAGTTTAGAGATGCTGATAGAAAATGGTTCTTATTCTATCAAGAGATTTCTACAGACCCATCTATACTTGGAGTTATAAGAGTTAAAAAAAGAAGAGAAGGTGCTACCTCTCAATCTTCTTGCATACTTACTAAAGAAGCTAGCAGCACAGGTAACACGCGTTGTGGTATCATATCAAAGACTGGAGGTGACGCATCTGACTTGTTTATGAATATGGTTGTTTATGGATTCAGAGCTATGCCTATCTTTCTTCAGCCAAGAACAGAAAGCACCGAGGACCCGAAGAAAAGATTAGTCCTAGTTAAGCAGTCTTCTAAAAAGAAAAAATCGTTAGGTTCTCTATACAATAAAAGAGAAGGACTTAACTCATTCATTGAATGGCGTAACACAGCTTTAAACTCTTTTGACTCAGGACGTTGGAGTAAATTGCTGATAGATGAAGCCTCTAAATTCCCCAAAGAAGTAGACATCGTAGAGTATTGGAATATTGTTAAAAAGACTCTGACAGAAGGTGCTAATAAAGTAGGATTCGCACTTATGGTTTCTACAGTCAACCCTCCCAATAACGGAGGACAACAATTCAAACTATTATGGGATGACTCAAACCAATTCAAACATGGAAGAGTTACCCCATCTAAATTAGTTAGATACTTTGCACCAGCATCAGAAGGACTTGCAGGATTTATTGACACCTACGGCATGTCTCGTAAAGAAGAAGCGCAAGAGTTCATCCTAGCAAATTATAGAAACAACGACCAAGATACTAGAGACTATCCCCTAAACGAAGAAGAGGCTTTTAAATTCAACCAAGCTGATTGCCACTTTAACTTAGACAACATTCTAGAACAAGAACAAAGTCTTAGAGATAAACCTGTATACTTAAGAAAAGGTAGATTCTATCTAACAGGAGAAGATAAAGTAGAATGGTCGGACGATAGCAATGGTAATTGGTTGGTATATAGGTTTCCTGAAAAGAAAAATAACTTTCAAGTTAGAAACAACGTAGTGTACCCTGGAAACGTAGCTGAGTACGGAATGGGCGTTGACCCATACAGGTCGTCTATGACTTCAGGAGAAGGCTCTAAAGGCTCAGCATGGATATGTGAAAAGGTTGACCCTACCAAAGAAAATACAGGTGCCTTAGTAGCACATTATTACGGTAGGCCAAAGCTTCAGAAATTATTTTGGAAGGAAATGCTGATGGCTTCCATGTATTACGGAGTACCTTGTACAATGGAGACGGATGCCGGAGATTCTTATTATGAGTATTTCAAATCAGATAACGAGCTAGGAAAGAATTGCTTACCTATGCTAGGGAAAAAACCTGATGCCATAGTTGACCCTACAAGAAAAACAAAAGTAAACCACATGATTAGAGGAGTAGCATCAGCAGACGCTTACGCTCTCTCTAAGCAGCTAGAATACGGTATTAATTATGTTGAACACTATTACCACCTAATTAACTACCCTGACTTATTAGATGAGCTTAAAAGATATCAGCACGATAATAGAACCAAGTACGATAGAACAGTTTCGTTCTTAATAACCTTGCTAACGTTAACAGGACAAACAAAATCGCAACAAGAACTTAAAAAAAGAATACCTATGATAGAGACATACTCTGTCAATAGGTTTGATTAAATAGAACCATCCTGCATAGCCAAAGAATTATCATCGTCTATTTTTCGATAGCCTTGACTCCACAGAGTATTTGTAAGGATAATAGATTTCTTTATTACCTCTTCCTCAGTTTCTTCAGGAAAAAGAATATGAGTAGTTTCATGTAAAATAATTTCTAAAAGCTTCTTGCCTTTTAATCTAGAGTCTACTTCTATTTCATCGTAGCCCAAATTAGCAAAACCATAGGCTTTATTTCTACCAAGCTTTTTGAATATTATTTTAATCTTTCTCATCTTTAGATTTTAATAAGGCTTCGTCTGGGCGTTCTATATCAGCTTCAAACCTGCGACCACCCCTTAAACTAGCCATCATTCTTTTTAAATTATCTACCTCTTCATTTGCTTCTTTATATTTTACAAGAATATAATCTAACTGCTGATTATTGTCCATCTTTAAAAATGCTTTTGTAATCTTCATAACCTAGTTTTTTAATCTGTTCTTTTACCTTTGTTAGATAAAGAATTAAATCCATTGCTTCTTCAATAGCATGGTTTAAAAAATCGTCTTTCTCGTTTTCAGCTAAGGTAGTGTTATATTTCTTAATTCCGATTTCGCTTCTTGTCACAAATTTAGTAATAACTTGCGACACGATTTTGTCTTCTATAATCATTTTGGAGAACTTGATAAAACGTTTCTTCTTTCGTTTACTGTTAGTTTTGATTTTCTTCTGCGACCTACAGCACCACAATTATTACACCTTAATGCTTCAAATACATTAACAGTTGTGTGATAATCTTTTCCATGTTCTTGGAGGTCATCAGAGCCGCAAGAAGGGCATCTTTCTAGACCGTCAAGTATAAAGAGACCCATGTTTGGATGAGGCTTTATAAACGGCCTCAATTTAAGATAATTACTCTCTAAGCTTAGGATGTCTCCTATGTTATACTCTTCCATTAAATCTAAAGAATCCTTATCACCCTTGTAGCATTTTTCCCATAACTCAAAACCACCAGTATCTACTTTCCTATCAGAACCTAAAGAAATGTTTAAATACTCTTGCTTGTTAGAAGAAAATTTAAACTGCCCCTTTACAACTTTTAATGTGTCTATAGATAAGTATGGCATTGGAGGGTTCATTCCATGCATTAAAAACCTGGTATTTATTTTAGGGATATCAAATTTATCTCCGTTATGAGTGATAACAATATCAGCTTCATTTAACATTTGCCACAAAGATTGCATGATTCTTTTATCGTCATGATTAACTGCTTCTTTTGATGTTAATTTACCTGAGTAAACCTTATCTTCAAAAAGCCACTTAGCAGCCCAAGTAAATATAAACCAATCAGAATGAATCTGATTAATGTATACGTTCTGTTTCCAAAGCCCCCAAACATAAGCCATTATAGGCGCAGTCTCAATATCTAAAATAAGTACTTTAGCTGATGAGTTTATTTGCTTTGGCTTTGAGTTAGTAGTATCGTAATTTAAAGGCTTAGGCATACTAGCGGACCTTCTTTTAACTTCACCATTATGCCCTCTAATATTTCTAATAAAATCTCTTACTTGTTCTATACTTTTAAACCCTTCGTTTTCTGTAAAAATCTTTTTGGCGAGTGTGTAATCTTTTTCATCCTTAAATCTTTCGCAATAATCTTCAACAAGTAACCTGTTTTCTGATTTGTTTGGCATACTAATTAAATTTAAGACATGCCTGACTATACATTGATTTGAAGTCAGACATTGTATCTGTATCCGGTACTGCATTAGGTGTGCCATAAACCCACTCTATTGCATAAGCTTTACAAAGGTCTTCTACTGTTGAGATACTCATCTTAGTTATCAAATGAGTACGCCCACCAATAAAAAGACCTCTGTCTACTAGCTTATATTCTAATATGTCTACGGAATCTTTAAATGAAAGAAAACACGCAAACCTCCTACTTTTACCTGTCATGTTTTCATTCATAACAGAAGTAGCAATTATTTTAGATGACACCACATCGTCCCATTTTGAATTATCAGCCTGAAGACCTATGTAGTTATTATTTACCCCAGACTTCCCGTTAGCTGATTCTATCCTAAATATAACGTACGTTGCACGTTTTACATCAACAGAGTAATTAGATTGCTTTATGTAATCTATTACTTCATTCATGTCTACAGAAGTTTTTTCATATTTAACTTCAGGAAGTTCGGGGTATTTATTAGCAGTCATCTTAAATGTTTTAAGCTTTTGGTTTACTCAACTCTGTGTACAAGCTTTGAGTTAATAAAATACTTTGTTGTACAGTTAACTTTCCATCAGTAATTTCAGTTGCTAATCTGCCACTAAACTCAATCAAAAATGCAACTCTAGAATCACCTGTAAGGCTAGTACCAACTTCAACAACCTTCTTAATTAAATCATCAGTACTTGGATTAGATGCTAAGAATATCTGAGCAATCTGTAAGTCAGCTATTACTTTTGGTAAAGCAGCTTTAATTTTCTCTTCTACTCCAGGGCCAGCAGCTCCTGCTAGTTGTCCAATTACGTCAACTCCATCTACATCAGTAATAGCCTTTAATGCTGATGTTACTTTAATAGCAGCAGGCAATAATACAGTTTGAATTTCATGCCCGAATCTTACAAAAAGAAGTTTTAGTTTAGACTCTTCTTGCTGAATCCACGATTTTAAATTAGTCATGTTTCTTTTTTTTAAATTTATTAATTACGAAATTTATTAATACGATTATAATTCTTGCTATTATTGGTATTCTCGTTGCTAAAAAAATGCCCACGCCACCTATTGAAAAAAATAACATTGGTAGCCAAGCAAATCTACTCTTTTTAATTACAGTAGTAGTTAAATTAATATGATGATATACATTGTAATTACTATACACTTTATACTCAGCATAAGAATCTTTGTGTTCCTTTTCCGTATAATCTCTATTATACGTTCCTGTTTCCGTTATCACTATACCCTGACTAGGATTTGCAGGATATACTATTGTCTTAGTCCAACTGCCGTTATCTCTTTTAATCGTTAAGTTATCAGCACTTGTGTGTTCAATACGAGTGTTAAAGGTAGTTAACGAAGTATCGTTAATTTTGTTGCTTGTAACTTCAGTTTTTTTTACTGTATTACAACCAATCAAAAAAACAATAAAAAGATATCTCATTACGACTTAGGCTTCAATGAATTGTATAAAGACTGAATCCAACCAGTAATCATTTGTTCGGTTGAATTAGCTTTAATAAGGTTTGTCCTAGCCAAAAACTGTTCCCATAATAATAAAGTACTTACTATCACAAATACTAATGGCTGATACTTTACAGGTATTAAACCTACTAAGTATCCAAAAATATCAAACCCTGGAACCTGAAGAAATGTTTGTGCAAATAAACTTGTGCTGAATAATAGGAAAATAACTCCTAATAAAAATAATATCTTTTTCATGCTTTTATTTTTTGTTTATTAAGTATTCAATAATTGCCTTACCTATGAAAGATACAATACCCCCAATAGCAGCTATTATAAACCATGTGTATCTGATTCTTTTTACAATATCTTCGTGTTCCTGAACCTTTTGTTCTACATATTGTATATCACCTACAATACCTTTTGATGAAGCAATATCATTTCCGACAAGGGCTTCCACAACTTGATTTAACTTTTTGTCTATAGTGTCAATTTTATTCTCCACTTCAGATAGTTTCTCTTCCATGTTAGTTAGCCTTTGTTCCATTATGATTAATTCTTTTTCCACCTCACAAATTTAATTAATTATTCAATAGCAATTATATATCGTTATATTTTAATATAGTTGGTTCCGTTATAGAAAATATGGTAAGAAGTATTAGCAGGTATAGTTGTCAATGTAGCACCTGTTAAGTCTTTCAATGTAAATGATATAGAAATTGCTGAACCTGTAGAATTAAATATAAAATAATCTTGTCCTGTTGCCGCAGAAGTAACATTTACACTTGAAGCACCAGTTTTTAATTCAATTAATCTATAGTTACCATTTACTGTAAAAGAACTTGTTGTTACTGAAATATAACCACCGTAAAAACCACCCATTTCTAATGCAACGGGATAATTTGAAGGTGTATAACTAGAACCATTGCTGCCATTAGGGTCAGTTGCATTGTAAGTAAATAATCCGCTTGTAGTAGTTACTGAACCATCAGCCATTAAATATTGACTAGACGTGCCGCC